AGTCAGGAATCACAGTTGTTAAATCGTTACGGTTAAGATAGTTCGCAACACTTGTCTTCAAGTCTGTAAAAGTAGCTAGGCTCACTTGCTAAATCCTGCTGTTATGAGTACGCAGATACGCATACTCTGGATCGTTTAAAAGTTGTTTGACCTTGGGCATATGATCTTTGTTCATCACATCAACCCCTAACTCAGCCTTCCACTTCTCTATAATAATAAGAGGAATACTGGCAACTTTACGCATACCTAAAGGACCACCTTCCGTCCCATACATGGAATCACCGTTGATCTCCCTCTTGTTCAAATCCAAGAGAGGTTCCACATCCTGAACAGAGTGTATTACACCCTTATCATCAGTATTGTCGTAGTCAAACGAACGTGCAATAGGGCTTTTTGTTTCTAAGTCTTTTGGCATACTACGCCTCCAAGAGTTTCAAAGTGGGAGAGGCCATTATAGCCCCTCCCGTATTTGAACGATTTAGCTACTAGCTAAGATCGTAGACAGCGCCTAGAGCCTTCTCGTTGTCCACCTGTAAGGTGTACTCAACGATTATAGCACGTTGCTCACCGTCAGAAGTACTAGCGACTTCTCTTTGCGTGAACGGACGCAAGTAAGCGAGTTTGTAGTACTCAGGATCAAGAAGCCAGACATCCCTAGACCGTTGGAAACGGTTAGGAACAACAGCCATCTCACCAAAGTCGGATACATATATATCCATACCGCCGATAATACGACCATCAGCAGTATCTGTCCAGTTAGAAACACCACTCGCACCACCAACACCCACAAATTCAGAGAACGTCTGCTTTTGGGAAGGAGCCATCATCAAATATTTGCTGTTGGCACCGTTGTTATAGGCAAGCAATATCACAGCTTTCAAAAGAGTTTCCGTGAAAGCACGGGGCGTACCATCGGTACGAGCAGCACCTTCACCAGCAGTGCCAACTGCCGTACCACCAGAGCCAATACTAGCGTTGGTAGTTACCCACGCAGGAAGACTTCCAAGTTGACGTACTGTGCCAGTTCCAGACATAGCAGCTTTACCTTGATTAACGCCAACCAAAGTTGTTTCCATATCGCGCTTCAACTCAGCAGCACGTTTGGACATCTGGTAGGCCAACTCTTCTCTTCGTCCCGCCGCTGATACAGCGTCAAGAGTGCCAGAAACTATAGTAGTTTTCAAGCTTATCTGGGCAATATTGCCAAGACGGGTTGTTGCGGAAGGTGTGGCAGCAGTAAGCGTTTGACCTTCCTCGGCAAAGTTAGTAGAAACAGCAGCCGCAAGAGCGTCAGTCTGCCACTCGTGGTTTACTGCGATTGCATCAGTCCTACCACCCATCGACATGAAGGGCGTTTCTGTAGGAGAGATGTCGTATATTACATTCTCTAGGTCTTCTCTAAGACCCCTAGCGGAAAATGTAACATATATTCCAGTAGGTTGTGCCATAGTTGGCTATCCTTTCATCAAGAGATCATATCCAGAAAAACATTTGCAGCATCTCTTGGATGTCCCGACTTTTGCAATCTCTGCCGTTTACCCTTAGAGGTACGCTGATTACGTTGCGTCTTGCTCTCAGGAGTTCCGGGTTTCACAACACGGGGAACTTTCTTAGAAACCTTTTTAACCATCCCGCTCGTTGCTTGATCTTGTAGCATTGCTTTGTGCAATACTAGGACTACACGGTGATCGGAAATGGTATTTATATCCTGCTCTGAAAATCCAAGACCTAGGGCGTATTTCCTTAAATCCTGTTTGACCGTGGAATTAGGATTAGAGTATTCAGGTAGTACTTCTCTAAGCTTTAAAGCTTCATGCTCTAGTACTTTACCCATATGGTTCGTATATTCATTCTGGGTTTGCTGGTTAATTCGGTTCTTTTCAGCTTGTAGCTGTGCCGTCTTATCCTTAGCGTCCTGAAGTTCTATACGCTTCTCCATATATTCCATAGGATCAGCTTCTTTTAAAGCAGCCCAATCTATATTATTCAGCTTACTTACTTCCAAGTTCTGATACTGAGAAATGTTATCAAGAACTTTACTGTATTGTTGCCTTTCAGATTGAACAGCTTGCAGGTTGGCTTCGTAAGATTTTCTCTGTTCTGCTAGAGATTGCGACTTGCGGGTATAATCCGATTGCCGCTGATATCCGTCGCGTAACTCGTCAAGACTGACCTCAAACTCTTCTCCATCTACCTTAACACGGTATACTGGATCGACTTCCTTGGTTTCCTGAGCAACTTCCGCTTCTTCTACCTCGTACTGCTCCTCAACTTCTTCAGGAACGTCTGCTTCTACCTCTGCTTCGGCTTGCGCCTCTACAGGGGCTTCTTCGACTTCTTCCTGTTGAGCCTGAGAAGGTTCTGATGCTTGCTCTGGATTAGTGCTTTCTTCACTTCCAAACATGACATCAAACATATTCATTTGTGGTTCAGTCTTTGTGACTTCCGTCCCCGGATTGGTCTGACCTTCGCTCATAACTAGGTTTCTCCCTATTCTTTATTTTCTATCTTATCAGCATCCACCACCGACTCCAGATATTCCTTTACGGAGCGCAGAGCGTTGATTTTGTGCCAATAAGATTCTTGTTCAGTGTAATCAGTAGTGTTAAGCCAATTTACAATATGGTCTTTTTCTAAAGTTTCCCACATTTCTTCGATGATGGGATTATCCAGAATTAAAGCTGCTTGGCTTGCACGTTCCTTGATATCCACTCGTGCTATCCTTTATTATTACCGTAGATAGTACCTTTGTAGTAACGATTACCGTCACCACCCTTTTTGACTTCGGCTAAGGTGTAATCACCACCACCGCCGCGAGGTAGCTTACGATCTCCTACCTCTTTCTTATAGTTAGAAGTCTTTTTAAAAACACTAGTATCATACTTCATCGTCATCACTCCTCTGACAACAGTTACAAGGTTGCTCTTCTATGCACTCGCAAGGGTCGCAAGTACAGTCTGGATTGTCGCACTTTTGGTAGTAGTCCTCCATAGGGGTAGGGTAGCTCATGTTTTAATCAAGAAGTTAATAGGTTGCACTTTAAGCACAGCAGAACCAGCCGCAGCACTGGCACTTACCGCAGTTCCTAGAACAAACGATGTGCCTACCCCTACGGGGAAATATGTTCTATAATCTGGTACTAAGAAGTCACTACCAGAAGTTCCAAATACTGTTCCTATCACAGCATACAAAGCAGAGTATGTTGAAGTACTATATGCTGCACCGTTGCACAGAAGCCAATCTTTAACACCGCTGATAGTCTCTGTGGTGGGTGTTGTACCAGAGGCAAACATTACTATAGTTCCCGGCTCGAAACCAAGCTTGTTCATTTGTGCACTACTTTGCGTAACGGCTGTTGTTGCCAATCCTGTAAACTGCGATTGTAACACCGATTTTATCAACCGTACATGATCGTCACCCTCAGAGATATTATCACCAGCAGCAGGGTATGCGGGATTTAGCTGGCTTATATATGTTGCAGATTCTACAGTCATGTTGGCTCACCTAGTTCTTTTAGTTCTTGTTCTTTCATAAGAGGGCCGTTTAAAATATTACCGTGATAGTTAGGAGCAGTGCAGTACTTACCAGTTAATCGGCTTTTAAAGAATACTGTAAAACTTCTGTCACTTTTGAAGAACCAGAGAGGTAGTCCTGTTCTGGTTATTCCTGCAAAGACTAGAGTTTGCCCCTTCTCTCCTGTCTCTTGCTCTACTTGCTCGTAAGAGCTTATGCAATACATATTACCTGTTTGAGCGTGTAGCGAGGTGTTCAGAGCTATGCTTGCCACTGCGAGAGAAGCTATGAATATTAAGGTTTGTCTAATCTTCAATGGTGTTACCTTCTGCTACCCATTCCTGAATAGCTTGATAGTGTCGATTTGCTGGGTCGGTAGGTATTGATGTAGCAACCCCATCGATCCTGACAAAAATAGTTCCTTTGGTTTCGTCAGTAAATTTCGCTTCAGTAAATTCCATTATTTTATAGCTCCGCATCTGCTGCAAAGTGCCACATAAATCCACCATTTGCAGGGGTGAGTGTACCAGTAGCATTGGTTTGCATATTATACCCACCTGTTCCTATAAAAATTGCCACTCCGCTACTGGCGGCGAGATCAGTTGTGGCGGCACTCGATATTGCCCCAGATGTTGACGATGTATAACTATAAATAGCCACGGAAGGAGATGCTCTTTTGGCGACTGCAAATCTACCGCCTGAATAACGTATTGACGCACTTCCAGCCATAGTTTCAGTACCAGCAAACATTATAACTGACCCATTCGTTTGTGAATTGGTTGGCACTGCGACCCCTTGATCATAGCTTTTTTCATAATAGCGTTGGCACTTCTGCAAAGTTTCTCCGTAGCTTTCATGCTCGAATGGCGTTATAGCTGTGCCAACCTCTAACTGCACCCCTGTTAAATACCAATTGTTCGCCGTGTTGTCTGCGACGTTGACTTGGCCTACGGCTCTATTTGCTTGCGTTGTACCCCAAGTGGTTCCTAAACTGCCGCTGGTGTAATTACTGCCTGCACCCATATAGAAATGAATGCCCAGACCCGCTCCATTGTCGTCAGCGAATGCACCTGTCGTATCAGCAGGAAAGGTCACACTATGATTTTCCCATGTGTCGGCACTAGAAATAGTATACGATCCCGAAACGAATCTGGTGTTATCGTTATCCAAAAGCTCGACGATGTGTACTCCCGTTTTAGCAGATTTAGTCCAAAAACTTACTGTAACCTGTTCGGCATTTGCGGTTCCTTTTCTGATCCGCATACAGTCCTGAGATTCCAATTTCGTTCGTACATACAAATAATCAGCAGCACCGAAACTAGCATCAGCCGTAGTGCAGTCCATTTTAAGCGAGTTTAAAAATCCTTGAGCAGCTGGGACATCTGTGTCTTGACTCATAGTCCAAGTGCCGCCGTTCACGATTGCCACTTGCCACCTGTCCAACGCATAGTATCCAGTGGATGTTATGCTTGCTACTGAGGTTGATCTTTGCGAAATATTCATTGCACCGTTGATGACCATATTGCGTCCAGACCACAGACCTCCAGCTGAAGGCATTTGCTGACCAGAAATTATAGGCGCGGTAGTCCCTGTAGGAACAGTAAATACATCGGCATCGGCATCGTTCTTGATGGTTACATCACTCGTGGAGCCTTGGCCTGTTATAATAATTCCTTCAGCACTCGTATACCCTATCGCAGCATTGTCAGAAGCAGAGGTGTCACCTGCTGGTTCTACAGTTCCCGTTGCCGTGACATTTCCAGTGACAGCAAGAACAGAACCGTCGAATGTGAGATTGGCCTCTCCGTTAATAGTAGATGAATTAACAGATGTTATCACTCTGTTATCTGTGGAATTAGTATAGGAAGAAACTGGACCTGCCGCAGCCGGTGTGGTGGAAGCCCAAGTAGAGCCGTTGGAGGTTAAAAGATTTCCGCTAGTACCGGGAGCAATCATTTGAACCGCAGTAGCTCCGTTACCTAAAAGAGCATAGTTCGCTGTAAGAGTTGATCTTCCTGTACCACCGTCTGCCACTGGTACGTCAGTCCCGCCAGCACGGTATACGATGTTACCCTCTACGTTTATATCACCAGCACTTGCTCGTGCTACTGTGGTATCAGAGGCTGCTCCTACGTTGACAGCGGTAAATTGAGGGCTATCGCCTGTACCTACTCCTATGCTGGTTCGTAGTGTAGCACCACTCTCTGCCACTGGGTCTGTGCTACCATCGCCCACTATCATTTCGCTATCAGCCAGAACAGCCATAGGTGTTATAGCCCCTGCCCCGCTACCTAGCAGTACACCACCATCTGTAAGCGAGGATGGTAGCATGGCTGTGCTTATCGTTACATCTCCTGTAGCAGTATCCACCTCCAGAGGAGCAGTAGCTGCTATTTCAGCAACACCAGCTACAGCAGCAGCTAGAGTAGACTTCTGAATTTTATGCGTAGTGCCAGCACTGATGTCAACTATGGGTAGTACATCGTCGTTAGCCAGATCAGCCCCGGTTAGCTCTGTTAGTTCTGTAATCTTCTTATTTGTAGCCACAGCGTGTTATCCCTCTAGCCAAGTAATGTTCACCGTTGCGGCTCCTGCTGACGTTATTGCTGCAATTTTGTCACCTTCTAATATTGTGAAAATTGCAGAATCGCTAACGCCTATCTGGGTAGAACCTGCAACCGTAGCAGTAGGAGTTGCTCCCTGACCACCCTTCACCTCTACATAGACTAAGGCACTCGTGGATATGCGAACCAAAGTTACCTCTGCTGGACAAGCTCCTGAGCGAGTAGTCCCTGTAGCCGTACCTGCTGTCAAGTTCTCGCTTGAGTTTACTCTATAGAAATTATTTTGTCGTGCCATAATTACGGCTCCTTTATCCTGACGCTTTTACATTAGTTTTAGAGGACATCTCGTAGCCAAGCTCTATGCCCTTCAGTTTCAACTCTTCCTGCTTTAATGCCAAAGTTTGCTCTACTTCCATACGTTCTATTTCTAACCTGCCTACTTTGACCTGAGCCTCCTGCATAGAAGCTTCCGCTTCCTTCTGCGTAGCTTGGGCTTGCATAAGCATGGCCTGTGCCTGAGCTTGCGCTAACTGCTCTTGAGAGTTTGGCTCCATCTCTTCTGGTGGAGGAGGTACGGAGATAAACTTATCAACATTTTTTATACCCATCTCTTCTGCGATTTCCCGCATCAAAGCGTAGATATTTTCAGGTGTGATGATACCTTCGGTCTGGGTAGCTACCTTTTCTACTAATGTAGTATAAGACGAAAGATTGTTAAGCCTTATATCCTGATCGCCGTAACCAATACCTACTTCCACATCTACATCTAGGTCTTCGCGCCAGCTTGCAGGATCAATTTCTACATACTGGTTGTCAACTCTGATAATTTTATCGTTATTTTCGTAACGTTGTATCAGGTTGTATACAGACTTGAACATATTCTTAACGCCGGTATCGGCAAATATTCTTGCTATTAGCTCCAACCTGCCCTGTGCGTTTGTCAATGCACCTGTTATAGCCCCTGCTGTTACATGCGATTTCAGTACATCAGCAGGTAATCCTTGCGTAGAGGGGTTGACTCCTGTGCGTCCTGCTTTGATCTCGTCCCAGTACTCCAGCATTTTAAAGCTGTAGTCCTGCAATGCCGGTGTCTGTATAGGCTGTAGAGCCTGTGGAGAACGGGTACGGACTATACCGCCGGGTCTGTTTGTCAGCAAGTCATCTATGTTGACCTGACCTTCTACAACTTGGAACCTACCGTTGTTGGCTAGGTACATATTATCCAGCAGGTTCCTTGTCAGGGTAGAGCGTACTAGCTGAACATCCTGTACTGTTTCAGCTATGGACAGCCCAAAGAACTTGTGTGGTATCGGTATAGGGCAGATGGTACTGAACGGGATAGTATCCACCGCCTCGTTGTCAAGTATGATATCACCGCCGTAAATAATCTTTCTCAGAGTTGACACACCGTCGTCATACATATCACATCTGATGTATGTCTCGAAAATCTCTACCTGTTCTTCGGAAGTGTACGCTGATTGGCTTGGAGATACGTCTGTAGCATCGTAGCTATGCCTAGCCATATACACAGCATTAGTTGTTGTAGTATCTGCTGCTCCTGAATAGGCTGGTAGGTCTTCCACATCCTTTGCGTCAAAGCCCATATTGATAAGATCAGAGCGTGATTTACGAGAGCGGTGACATATAAATCTAGCGTCCTCGACAGTTTTCGCACCTTTGTTTATCAAGAACTCTTCGGGTGGTACGTTCTCCACTGTTACCTTACCACCTATTTTAGTGCGAACAAACACGGCATCATGGTTAGGTATCTCTACGTTTATAACCTCTCCCGTCATGGGGTCGTTAGTCTGCTCTGTTCGAGTAGTCTCTGTATGCTGCTGCAAGTCAAGTTCTTTATCGTTTGTCAGCAGGTCGAACTCGCCTTGCGTTAAGTTCTCGTATTCTTCGGTAGTAGTATCTTCAGTCTCTTCCCAGTAGTGTTTGACAACTCCTACTTTCAGGAGCAAAGCGTCGAGGAAAAAGTTGTACAGTATTGAAAACCCGTTGTTCTGTTTATAGAACACATGGTTTACATACTTGGTAGCTTGGTCTGCTACAGCCTCATCTTCTGCACTCACTGGTAGGAATTTTACAAGCTTGTCTCCCGCTGTGAAGATACGCATTAAGCTAGGCATCATCCACATGAGCGTGTCTTGAACATCGGTGATTACTACTTGGGAGCGACCGTCTTCCTCGTTACCAAAAGGTTCTCCGTAGAAGTACTCTATAGCTTTTTCGCGCTGTGAGCTAATCTCTGAATCAAGATATCCAGCACTGTCCGTAACTTCTGACTGAAGTATTGATAAGATTTCCTGATCTGGTAGCTGTGCCATATTAAGTATACCTGCGACGTTTTGTTTTGTTATTACCCTTGCTGGCGTAAATTGCTCTGCACTGCCTCTCAGCGTCAGATTTACGCTTGTATACCTTTCCCTTGCTTCCGCACTTGTACCCCCCGCTTACTCTTCTTACTGGCATTTTTCTTTTTCTTCTTTCTAGGAGAATCAGGTACTATAGCTTGCATTATTGCTCCAAAGGGGCTTTCCTGCTTCTTCTTACGCTCCGGGTGTAGGATATCTGTCATACGGTCTAAGGTGCGATCACTGTCCCAACGTGTCATTAGTAACCACCACCCTTACCTTTACCTTTACCTTTACGCTTACCCATCAAACCACTCCTGCGTTGTTGTACTCTATCTCAGATTCAAAGCTGTACTTGCGGAACATGGCCTTTGACTTCTGACGCTCTCCAAACCGTCCCACACTTAGAGAAGCGTAGCGCATTGCGCTTAACAAGTCATCCTTTATCGGCACTACCTTACCGTTTTTCCTGTGGTAGAGCCTCATCTCTTCCATAGTCTCTACGCAGCTTCTAAATACCTTCAACCTACCCGTTTCAAATCTCTGGAGCATTTCGCTAATACCTGCTTCTACAGAGTTGTTACCTTTAAGCATACCCTCAGCAGGAGGGTTACTGAAGTGTTCTGGCAGCATATACACTCCCAAGTCTCTATACTGCTGCGCCAGTTGCACTCCGCTCCCCTTATCGTGCTGTAACCCGTCGTGAGGGAAGGCTACAGGTAGGCTAGGTGTTCTGGCGTTAATGACCGCAGCGTGAGTTAGCGGTGTTTCCTTGCTCCTTCTATACTCGTCGTAGACGTATATTATATCGTCATCTGGGTCCATAGCGACCCAAGATATCGCTGTGGGATGGTCAAAGCCGAAATCAATAGCAGCAATGCAAGGATAATGACGAGGTATGTCAAAATCGTCGCAAATGATATCATCTTCTGGGACAGGAAAGACCAAACCTGAGCCAAATACGGGTATACCCTTAGATCGCATTTCCCGCTCTGCTGGAGAATAGACAGAAAGAAGCTGAGTCTTTGTCTTTTCATCCAAGTGTTCCACATCGTCCCATGTTGCTGTAGTTATAGATTGTCCCGGCTTCAGGTCGTTCATAAATGCGCTAACTACGTTGGTCATCCCTTTCTCTGGGGTGAACGTCATATATACTACACCAGCCGTATCTGCCGTTCTTGTTATACACTGCGAGAAAATCTCCTGCTTCGGTTCCTCGTCTAGCCAGATGACATCTACCGCCTCACCCATAAACTTCTCAAAGCCCTGCTCGTAGGCTTTAAAGCTTATGTGGCTATTCTTACCACTTTTATGACGTACCAGTACTGCACTATAGGCGTTAGGTACGCCAGGTTTCCTAATGGTTTCAACTATACTCTTTAACGGTACTGCCCCTGTACCATGCTTCTGAGGGTCTTGAGGTACTCCAAATAGCTCCTTCTGGATGATGTCGCGTGTGGTATCGTTGCTCTCACCTGCTACCCACACTCTAACACCCTTGCTAAACCTGCGCCCCTCCCACCACTCAGGGTAGTTTCCTGTAAGGTGGTAGGCAGTCTCAGTTGCCCCACAGTAGGTTTTTCCAACCCTGTTAGCAGCCATGAGTATTCTCTGCCTACATTCCTTACCTTCTGCGTGAAACTTGCTCTGGTACTTGTAGGGCTTATATTGAGCTAACCTAGTAGTTTCCAGCCTGTGCTGTTTCTCGCGCAGTAGCTTTAGAACTTGTGTTTTACTCAATTTTCTGGAGGTTCCTCTCTCTTGAGTACTACCACATTATCACGAGATAGTTGCCGTATCTGAGTGTCCAACTCCTCGTCGGTAAGATCAGCTACTTCCTTAATGGTGGTTTCGCTACGCTGTGTCGCGTCATACCCTGCTCTGGACAATATGTCTCTGGCAGCATTGAGCCTGACATTCTCGCTCTCACCGGACCGCATAAGGTCTTCCAGCACGTTGAGAGCCAGCGTGGCCGTTTCACCGACACGTTGCTTGATACGATCTTCTATGTGGAGCCACAGGTGGCGCTGTAACCTTTTGGAGAGGTGCTGGTTGTTCTTTGTATCAGTATAACCAGCTTCTAGGTATGCTTCCAGAGGCTCCATCTTACGATCTACCAAGTTCATCACATACGCTGCTTCCTTATCCGTTAAGGGGCCGGGGAAGGGCTTAGGAACCGTAGGTGACGGGTATCTTCCTTTCATCGCTAATACCCTATGGCGGCGTTGATTATGCCTGAAGATAGGGGTATCAGCGTTGCTACGAATACGAGACAAACTAGAGTTCTAAGAGACATCGTGTGTTTCTCTCCTTGCTTCCGTTATGATTTGCCTACTTTCCTTGGAGAAGACGTTAAGCGGGAAGACGTTGCGATCTCCAAAGGAGGGTGTAGAAGCTATTTCGTAGGACGAGAAAGTTCTAACATACGTTTCCCCATCCTTGATAAAGGTATCGTAAAGGTATCCTAGGGTGACTATATGGGCGCACTCCATCTCCTCGAAGTCTTCACTACCCACTGTAGTAGAGTCACCTGCTATATCCATCCAGTGCAGTGTAACTTGAGGGTACTTTTTACCATTTAATTCCAGATATTCCATGCAACCCCACTTCTACTGTATAAGCATTGTACATTAAAAGTACAGGTTTGTCAAGGTTTTTCAATCTTTACCAAAAGTGAACGAGTAGGACTATTAATACAACCATACCCTTGGGGGGGTCATGGCTTCTTTTTTGCTTCTCACACGCGAGGGGAGGGCAGGGGAGCAACACTGTTTCAATCGTGGTCAACATTGTGGCAACATTGTGTCAATCCACGCTAAGGCACCTGAGAGCGTCGCACAGAGCATGTAGCGTTTTCTGGTATGATTGCCTAGGGCAACACTGTAACAGCCTTGTAACAGCCTTGTAACAGCCTTGTAGGAATATTCTGAAGGGTGTGTGTGGGTGTGCGTAGGATAGCTATTGAGCGAGATAAACCATTGACGCAAAAGAATAGGGCCGCCCTGATTGTGAGCGACCCCTAACGTGGTGATGTGGTGGTGGTAGTCTAGACCAATGATTCCTCCCGGTCGCATAGCTCAGTAATGACATAGCGCCTTGCGTGCGTCACATACTCGCTACCATACATTGTGTCTATCATAGCTAGACACTCACTTAGACTAACGCCCTTAATATTGGGCTGGTCTTTGTACCAATAAGCAGCGCAAGCGTTTTCTACTTTGTCCGTGATTCGTTTGTCCATCGTGTTTGCTCCTAGTTAATGGGTTAATGTTGGGCCTAGCCTAGCATCATTAAAACAACATGGTCAAGCCCTATAACAGATACAACAACGGGGTCAATTAAGACCCCGATGCCGTCCCATTAACTGGTGAGTAGAACTAGGCCGCTTTTGCCTCACTACTGTTACGGATTATGACAGAGCGATATTGCTTGACCCGCTTGCCGCCCTCATTAACGAACACGCCGACAATCTGCGGCCAGCCTATTGACTCGTTTACTTCATGAACACGGGCCGCTAGGCGCATGATGCCATAATGCTGGGCAGTGATTGAAGTAAGAGACCCTCCAGACTCTAAAAGAGCACGGACGGTAGCATTCTGAGTAGTTTTGTTCATTCGCTTGTTTCCTTAAATGGGTTAATCAATCAACAAAGCAGAGTATTGCACAATTTTGGAATAGTTGCAACCCACTACACAATTTGATAGCGGGCAGGGCCATGAGCAACGGCGACAACGCTTTTCACATTGCCACGCTTTGCACCACCTGCGCCGAAACATAGCAAACATTCGACACAACTAGACTTGTCGCCACCTTCAGGCGTAGCAGGGCAATATACTTCTTGACCCTTAATAGGTAGGTTGCGGCCCGCTTTGTAATCACCCACGGGCAACACTCTGAAAGTACGGTAGTCACTGTTCCAAGCTTTCGCCGCTTCCTTAATACTGTCCACACTTGCCATGCAATACTGAGTAGCTGTGGACAAGTCGCTAGTGTCCCATTGATGTGTATAGCCTGTGGTGCCTACGCTCAGGCTAAGCAAACGCAACCAAACACGAGGCGGGATAGCCGCTGGGTCGCCATATGTTCCTATGCGTATTTTGCGACCCTCACCTATTGCGCTAAGATCGGCAAAACGGACAGTCTTATACTTGCCCGCTTTGTACGATCTATAGACATGGCGTGGGCCTTGGAATAATGCGACGTAGCAGGTACGATTCGCGGCCGTCTTTCTATCGGAATCGCTAGTAGCGTCGCCTCTATGCTTACAATCGCCACAAATGGCGTAATCCTTACCAGTTTTACTCGCCTCTAGAGGGTCAATATCGCGCCTAATAATATACGTTTGCACCATATTGCCGGTCTTCTTGTTGCTGCTTTTTAGTATACCTACCAACACGATAGGACTAACGCCGTCAATTTTGCTCGTGCCTTGCCATAATATCATAACCTATTGCTCCCAAAATTCCGCTTTACGCGACAAGCGGCCCGCCTCGTGCGAATCGTTCCAAGCTTTGCATATTGAACGCGCCTCTTCTATAGTTGGCACGTTACGCTTGATAACAGTTTCCTCTCCTACGCTAGGTTCTAAGCCATCCGCCCATTTCAACTCGCCATCTTTGGTACGTTCCCAGTTGATAGCCCACCAAGTACGATGAAATACTTCAAACATGCTATATTACTCCTATAATGGGTTAGCAACCAGAGACTACCAAAAATAAACACGCTAGTAAAGCTTTTTATTTTGTAGTATAATAAGCTTACGACTCCCACTAATAGAGAAAGACACAAACTATGCAAACTAAAGAAACACAGAGAATCACTCTAGACATACCAACGGAAACCTATGTTTTCTTTGCAGAACTAGGCATACTCAATAACTTGCCGCCTAAACACTTCATAGGCGAAGCAATAGAGACTTACAAAGCGTATCTATTGCGGGAATTACCGGACAACGATGCAGACAACCCAGAAACAGCTATATATAAACAAGCTGCTCTAAAAAGACCGCACTAGGGCGCATTAATTGTTGCGTTCTATAACAACTCGTGTTATAATCAATATTGTATACAATAGGTAATACTTATATAAACAAGTATGCTTATCCCTATTGTAGCAAGTATGTAGCAATATTGTAGGTGGTAGTATGACTGTAGATAAAGTGTTAAAGAAGCACGGTTTTGCCGAACAGCCTCTGCTAAGGCGAGACTTTGCCAAGTGGCTAGTCGAGAACGATGTGGCCGAAACCTTCCGCGCAGAAATAGAAGAGGCGATGCAGCGCAAAGATAAAGGGGATGATTAAGCTATGCGAACATCAGCTATACTTACCGTTCTGTTCTCCACTTGGACAACTTTGTCCATAGCGTATATAGTGGTACAACCGCAATACCTAACGCTGCCCTATTTTGGCATGATATGCACAACCTTTGTGATCTTTGTCTGTGCCTTAATTACTATGGTATGCACCAGCTTCAGACACAGAGACAGGAGCTAGAGAGGATAGGTGCGACATGGGCAACAACGATACATACAGGGAGAAGCAGATAGAGCGTATGCAGCGTCAGCTACGCCGCTCTGCTGTTGCCCGCGAACTAGAGAAAGAGCAGTACGGGCAGAGGCGCATCAACAGCGCCAAGATATACTCCCGTAAGCTTAAACACTTGAAAAACTTGCTAGAGGAGTAAGAGCGTATGCGTTG